CTACTGTTATAACTATATGTATTTTAACAACATCTACCGATTTAGTTTTGTCTTACTTCGTAAGGATGTCATGTGCCAATTGCCCCTAAGCTTAACATCTCATCCAACTAAGGGGCAGCATACAAAAAAAGTAAGAGTTTAGAAATTTAATTATATGAACGAGTGTGTTGTATTTGCGCTATCAATTGCTTCATCTTTAACCTGACTCGCTAATTCTGAAATCCATACAAGCGCTATGTCTTTATCCTTCGGTTGACTCTCATAACAAACCCCCAGACGGGCAATGAGTTCAATACGTTCCAAAACAACCATTTCTTCCACTGCTGGTAAATGCACCCTATTCCTCCGATGCCCAATAACTGTATGCATATACAGTATTACCCATAAATTTTGCATCCGCAACTAATTATTAAAAGCCTGACCACTCATTAACCGGTGCATACTGCATTGAAATATCACCAAATTTGACTTTAGCACCACGCGCTAATGCTTCCAGCTCCCAGCGTTGGGCGGCAATATCGTGCCGGGCCAAATCAGCCCGGATTCCGCCCAGCCGATCACGTTCTGCCGGGGTCAATCTTGCCGACGGTGCCACTTCTGGTACCTGATAAGGGTCAAAACTGCGTTGTGATTTCTTTATCTGCGACGGAATAGCCCGTATACGGCTCATAACAGACCGTGTAACGGTCATATCATCCCAGTCAATCAGTGTCTCCGGCGGGTGTTCCAGCACCGCCACGGCCTCTACAGGCTCACTATCCTGCGTATTTGTAGCGCCTTTGCTATCGACCACCCCACAGTTATTGACAGGACTCCGAGGCGCACCAGAGGTGCTTTTTAAAGTCAAAGGCTCAACGGCAACGGCTTTAGCGACAATGCGCCATTGCGTTGTACGGGTTTCATAAACGCGATCGGCACCAATATGCGGGGCAAAAATACCCGCGATTTTCTGGACTTCTTCGTCATAGGCGTTGAGTTCGTCGGCAACCCGGCGGGCTACACGCACGGTCTGATTGTCGCGAGCAACGTTAGGGCCACCCTGCGCCAGAATGTAATCGGCAAAAAGACCGGCGTCGGCGGCAGCGCGAACCGCTTCCACCCTTTCGTCAAACTCATCGGCTAGACTGACGGAACGAATCTTGCGGCATTCGCGCCACGCCCCGCGCGACGGCAAGCCGATAAAGTGGAATTGTGGGATACGCCACGTTGACGCCCACGCGGTGACCGCTGCGGCCGTATCAGTCAACAGTTCGCCGGTTTCATGATCGCGCTCGCCGTCCAGCGCGTAGCCGTCGATGTTTTTCGCGATGTATTTGGCGATGTAGCCCGCTGCACCGCCTTTGTTCATGTGTTTGCAGTCGAAGCGATTTTTAGCTGCACCACGCTCGTTGCCATCTTCAGCCATGGCATAACGGCGCATGATATCGATCACCTGCTGGCGCTGCTCTTTGGAGGTAAACAGCATCATATGCCAGTGAGGTGTCGCGTCATGGTGCGGCTCTACAACGCGCACGCCGTAGACCTGCAGGCCCGCATCTTTAAACGCAGTGCGGATCTTGCTAAACAAGCTCACAAGGTAGCGCTGGCCGTCTTTCGGCGTATACGCCTCTTCATCCCATTTGTGATTAAAATGAACCTTCGGGCTGTTCTTTCCAACGGCACGCGTCGGGTGATATTTGGATGGGGTAGTGATTGTGATAAACATCCCTTTATCGCCCCTAGTCGCAGCGGCCTGCTCAACACCGGCGATCATCGCCATTAACTCCATTCGGCGGATTTCAGGGTTAGAGATACTCGCCATTACCTTATCGATCAGGCTGAATCGTTCGCCGGTTTCGACGTTCTCCAGCTCGCGGCTGTTGAGGTAATCAAAGTTAGACTGACGGCGTGCTTTCACATCACGGATCGCCTGCTTGCTGGCATAGGACGACGCCCCACGGTTCACATTACCGACGGCAATCAGCAACGCCTCGCGCCAGCGCGTGCGCTGGGCTTTTAACTGGCGTTCCCACCATTCCGCATCTACCAACCGGGACAGACTTGCGATCGCTGACCGGGCATCAAGTTTGCCCTTGCGGTATTTGTTCAAGTGCATCGGGGTGATATTGAAGGCGCGGACCATCGGCGCGGTATGACCATAAAAACAGGCTTGAGTGCTATCTTCAAACAGCCCTGTATTGTCTCCGCCGTTGCTTTTAATGAATTCTTCAACGCGGCTTTCATAGATAGACAACAGTTGACCGGCCACGCGATCCGCAAGGCGTTTCAGCTCTTTGTCATCCATACCCGGTAAGCCCGCATAATTATCAATCTCCGCCATCCAGCGCGGTGAAGCCGCTAAGTTCATCCCATTCTTAGCGTTAACCGCCTCAATACGGGGCCATATGCGGCGCTCAAACTGGAACACAAGCCATTTATTGGCGTCATGCAGCCCTTTGGATTTCAGCAGGTAATCATGGCGTGACAGGAAAATGGCGCTAAGAAAGCGCGGCAGGGAATGGATATTGCGTAAAACAGCTTGCCCCTGAGCATGTTCCTCACGGGTAAGCGGTCTTACCGGCCCGGCGATTGCCGGGCGCGGTGCGTTCCATGGGTAAGCGTAAGCGGGTGCCGCTTGGCTCATCGAATTATAGCGCCGTTGGCGTGGATGCAATTGCCGCAGTAGCGCTCGTTACAAGGGGAACATGGATTGACCAGAGGCAGAACATAGAGGCTTGTTCCATGCGGTAAAGCCTCCTTGCTGACACCTTCCCATTCATACCCTACACAATCGGCGGTCATATCTTTTCGCGGCTGAGTAGCAACATGTGCTACTGGTTGAGCCTCTATGAATTTCAAAAGCAATGCAGCCATAGTTTTAGCCTCGCCATGCACTAAAAAACCATCTTCGGCGATTTCTTTTAGGCGCTCAGTTAAAATTGTCATGCTTTTGCCGCAGCTTCACATGTTGCGAAAGCTTCTTGACATAAGTTGCCAATGCGACCAATTTCAGCCGCCAATGACGCAATGCTGGTTACGCTGGAATTACGCACACCATGATGAATCAAACCATTCACCAACTGGTTAATGGTTGGGTAATAACCAATAGCCTCATAACGTTCTTGACCTTCGTTTTTTCCTTTTTTCCCAACCTTCACCGTATTAAGAATGAATTGCAGACTATCGCTGGTGATAACAAATTCAGTACCGATTTTAATTTCCATGTTATTTCCTTAATCGTAATTTTGGTTTTCTGGGCGGCGCATGAATTCTGAATCACTCAAATCAGCCGCAATAAAATGACCTACTGCAAAAATCAGCAGGCCGAATAAAATGGAGAATTCGATCATGCAATCCCCGAAAAAATAAAAAGATGACCTTTCACCTCGCGGAGATGCTGGCAATCCACGCAGGTATAAACACCGGGAACAGCCTCACGGCGGGCGGGTGGAATCGGGGCATCACATTCTTCACAAACGAACGCAGAAGGCAGTGCAGAAGATTTGCGGGCGTTAGCGATCTGCGCCTCCAACACCTGCGCCTGTTGTTCTTGTGCGTAATCCATCAAGTCAGCCATTAGTGCAGCTCCTGCGCTTGGTTCTCTATGGATTCAGCCTCTTGGCGTAGCAGCTCTACAGCCTCAATCACCGTTAAGCCGTTCTTAGTGATGTGAGCAGCCAAACGCACCAAACGGGCGGAGGTGCGATCGGCTTGGTTCTTACGCTCATCAATACGAACACTTAGCAACACGGCATCTAATGGCTGTGCGTAAAACTCTTTAATATCTTTGGTTGTTTCAAGTTTCATAGATAATCCTTATTTCAGGCAAAGCAATGCCCGGCGGGTTAACGCCATAATTACGTAATGCGGTTAATTACTGTTTAATTCGCAATCATCATCACTGATAAATCGCGGCAAAGTTTTTGATAAATCAATCAGGTCATTCAGCGCCCACACGATTTGTTTACGCTCTGAATAACTCATTTCTGCAAATTTCATATTTACATGCCGCTCTTTCAATCCAGCATGAAAACAAACAGTTCTGCGGATATGCCCCGGTGACTTATCAAAAGCCTCTTGCGCCACGTTCTTTCTATGCGCGAACAGATCACGCTTAATCTGAGAAATGCGCTTAATGCCGATAGCTTTTTGGTCATCCGTTGCCAGTAACATATCAACCCCAATTAACGGCAGAACATACGGCGCAATAGTTGCGCAGGTTTTGCAGTAGACAGACCGCGCAGCAATGCAGCCTGATCGTGACGTGGCCGCCAGCGTTTACCACCCGGCAGTTCAATAAAGCCGTTTTCAAAATGACGCGATGGGCTTTGCTGTTTCAGCAGTGGAGCGATTGAGATAGGCACAGTAATCACCTCAACTTAAACCAGCAACTGCACTCAACCCGCTGATCACATCAACGGTAGAGGCTAGTGCCGGGGTAGATTGGATACGGTTTTGAACGGTCAGACCGATCAGAGACAAATGGCGGATCGCCGTGTTGACGCTTTCAAGCAGCGCACTCTTACGAATAAGAGTTTTGTGATCGCCTTGAACCGCTGCGGCCGCAATGCTGCCAACAGCAGCCGTCACCCGTAGCGCATACGTTGGGATGTTCCCGGCGCTGGCTTCGTTGACAGGCACGGACGGCATGCAGTTGATCTGCGCCAACAGTGCATCAAGCAGGCTTGAATCTTCTGTAGCGTCGGTAATCGCAAGCAACTCCGCACACGTGAGTTGATGAGGCTGGCCCGGACTCAACTTATTGCGCAGCGTCTGTGCATTCATGCCGATCTGTTTAGCTAGCATCGTCACATTGTGACGCGATGGAAACTGGCGGCAGGCTTCCTCAAAGTGGGGATGTTTAGAAACAGCGTAATCAAACATGTTTTGCCCTCATGAATTCACTTAAAGTGAATTACGAACCAATAACGATTTGAAAACGGGAATGGCCCAATGCTTCACGCACCTGTTTTTCCTTCCACTGCGCATAAAGGATGCGTACCAAACCGCTAGCACGCTGGCGGCCGGGTTGGATAACACGAGGTTCAATTGGTAAGCAGGGATTGTTACCTGTAGTCCAGCGGCGGACGGTGGACATAGAAACGCGCTCAAGCGCTGCGAACTCTTTAGGAAACACCTTTTCACTGGGGATTTTCACGATTGTAATTTCAGATGCCATATTGCATGATCCTTTGCCAAAGATTGTCACTGATGCTCTAGGATTGTCACCGATTGTCATCAACAACCATTAATGTTGGCAATGCTAATACTAAAATTGGCATTTATCAACAAGGAAAAGACCACTAATGCTATTTGAGTCCAAAATTAATAATGACGAGCTACTAGACCGAATCTGTGAGGTGTATGGATTTTCGCAGAAAATTCAACTAGCTAGGCACTTTGACATTGCTGCAAGCTCCCTGCAGAACCGCTACAAACGCGGCAACATTTCATATGATTTTGCCGTGCATTGTGCTCTTGAAACGGGGGCTAATATTAAGTGGCTGACAACAGGTGAAGGGCCAGTTTATTCGGGTGAAGTGGCTACAGATGTGCCAGCCACCATCCCATCATTCACTTTAAGTGATGGGAAGCTAGATCAGTCTGGTGTTTTGAGTATTGACCATAAGCTATTTTCAAAACCCCTAACTAACGTGCAATGTGTTCACAGTGAAGGAAAAACACATTTCGTTGAACAAGGAGCTTCTTTATCTGACGGGCTTTGGTTGGTTGATATTGAAGGTGCGATCAGCATCCGCGAGTTAACCGTTCTGCCCGCTAAAAAGCTACACGTTGCGGGGGGTAAAGTTCCTTTTGAATGTACTGTTGGTGATATCACAACTCTAGGACGCGTCATCGGGACGTATAGCGAGACTAATTAATGGCCATCCGTAAAAATCCCGGTGGTGGCTGGATCTGCGAACTATATCCCAATGGAGCTAACGGTAAGCGCATACGTAAAAAGTTTGCCACCAAAGGCGAAGCGCTAGCATTTGAACAATACACAGTCCAAACACCCTGGACTGAAGATAAAGAGGATCGCCGGACATTAAAAATGCTAGTTGATTCATGGTTCAGCGCACACGGCATTACGCTGAAAGATGGCCTTAGACGGCAAGGGGCGATGCATCACGCTTTTGAGTGCATGGGCGAACCGTTGGCACGTGACTTTGACGCCCAGATGTTTTCACGGTATCGAGAGAAACGACTCAAAGGAGATTATGCCCGCTCAAATAGGGTAAAAGAGGTATCACCTCGCACCCTAAATTTAGAACTTGCATATTTCCGGGCAGTATTTAATGAATTAACCCGTTTAGGTGAATGGAAAGGCGAAAACCCACTTAAAAACATACGCCCTTTTCGAACTGAAGAAACCGAAATGGCTTTCCTTACCCGCGAGCAAATTCAACACTTGCTCAGCGAATGCCAGCACAATGACGAATTACTTTGCATAGTAAAAATTTGCCTTGCTACCGGCGCACGTTGGTCTGAGGCTCAGGGACTTAAGAAAAGCCAAGTAACCAAGTACAAAGTCACTTTCACCAAAACAAAAGGCCGCAAAAACCGTACAGTGCCAATCAGTGTCAATTTGTATGAGGGCTTACCCGAGGCTAAGAGCCTGTTGTTTACCTCGGATTGTTACGGTGCTTTTCGATCGGCACTTGAACGCACCGGCATAGAATTACCGGCAGGGCAATTGACCCACGTTTTACGGCACACTTTCGCATCACACTTCATGATGAACGGTGGCAACATTCTCGTTTTACAGCGAGTCTTAGGACATACTGACATCAAAATGACGATGCGTTACGCCCACTTTGCCCCCGATCATTTAGAAGAAACTCTACGGCTAAATCCACTAGATGGAAGTGGCGGTGAAATGGCGATAGAAATGAACATCTCTGACAATCCATGACAACAAATGACAACTCATCACATTGTTTATTAACGTAAATCATTGTTTTTACAGCGTTGGGATAGTTACTCATAATCGCTTGGTCACTGGTTCAAGTCCAGTAGGGGCCACCAAATCTCGCTGTTTTCACAGCCAAAAAAGCCACCTTCCTAAAGGTGGCTTTTTTATTTCCATCCGCCCGCGTGATCAGCTTCCACCGCTCTGCCGTTGATGCGCTAGCTGTTCGGCACGCAGCAGGATTTCCTGCAAATCGTCCTCGTCGATATCAAACAGTTCGCCCTGCATCAGCGCCTCGTGCAGATCGGCGCGGGTGATAGACACCGCATCAATCGGCAGATTAGCCGTCTTCGCCTCGGTCGGCGCCAAAGGGTGCGGGTAGCGTCGCCCGGCCAGGTTATTGAAGACGATCGCCAGCAGCGCCAATAGCACCGAGTTCAACAGCACCGGGTACAGCACAAAGCTATAGCCCAGTTGATGAATACCCGGGCCACCGAGAATGGCGGTCAGCGCCACCGCGCCACCGGGCGGGTGCAGGCAGCGCAGCTTAAACATCAAGCCAATCGCCAGTGCGGCCGCCACCCCGCAAGCCAGCCCCGGGTCGGCAATCAGCAAACTGGTGCTGACCCCCACTGCCGCCGCCGACATATTGCCGCCCACGATCGACCAGGGCTGCGCCAACGGGCTATTCGGCACGCCAAACAGCAATACGGCCGATGC